TTTTTTAACATCATCAACATCACCTATAATTCTCCAATCTAAAGAAGTTATATTGTAAAAAGAATTCTGAGATAGTTTAGCTGTAGATTTTTTTCTTATCTCATAAATTACAGAGTTTATATCATTCGCTTTCTGAACAAAGTATCTAACAATGTATCCTCGTTTATAATCTATATCAGTTGGGGATGGAATATGAGGTACTATTTTAATTTGATTAAAATCCTTTGGTAAATCTACTATTTTATTATATCTATCTAAACTCATAATTATTTATTATTTCTATATCCACCAGTTACTTCAGTTGTCCACATCATACCATCTAAAGTATGTTTAACACTTAACACTTGAAAAAATCCATTATTGTATATGGATGGAATCCCATTTACTTTAAACATATCACCTCGCCTTATACCACTCACACCATGAATTTTGAAACTAAAATTAATCGGCATTAATGGAGTAGCGGATGATGTTTTTTCATCATGCCCACTTTTAAGTGCACTAAATATAGTCGAATCTTTATATGCACCTAAATAGCATAAATCATAAAGGTCTACACCATCTACTGAAGTTTTATCACTTATTTCAACTTTTGGATAAAATCTAGCTTTACCCATCATAATAGCTAAATTAGCTTCTGCTATATCTGCCTTATCTTTTTCAGTTGTATTATCATCATCCTTTTTATTGGTTTCTTTTCTTTTTAATTTTACCGCTAATTGGTCACTAAGAGCTTCATCTTGTGTAAAAAGTGATATCTTTTTAGAATCTGAATTCAAATCTGCTCCTAATTTAGAACCTATTATCTGATTCATTTTATTCCCACTAATATCCAAATCCAAAGATGCATCTATAAACACAGAATCAGCACCAATCATTTCAAATGTATATGTTGGAGTTTGTTTTCCATTAGTTATTAGATTCATTTCAACTATTTTTAGCTTACTTACCGATTTATCATCAACGATAACATCCGATTCTTTTATTTGAAAATCCCACATACCATTTACAGCTGATGACATTCCATTTAAAATTTGATACAATGCATCTTTTATATAAAATTGCTTAGTATCCAATACACCTTTAAAAAAATCAAAGTTAACATACAAATCTTTTAAGTATCCCCATTCATTGGATGATTTAAAAATCTTTTTATCAGGACTCGTATAATCTTTTGGATTTGGAAACTTGATTCTATCCAGTGGTGAATTATTTACTGTACCCGCCTCTCTTATTTGACTTACTGTTGGTAAATCGGAACTATTGGATGTAATCGCAGATAAATTAAATTTAGGAGATTGTGGGTTTGGTATAAATAACTTATCAGGTTCAGTACTATATATTTTTTCAAAAGCTGTACAAGCGGTATCTTTATAATCGATTTCAAACGTTACCTCAGTACCATCAGGCAATTCATAACCAGAAACACCTATTTCATATATAATATCCATCATAGCATCAAATCGTATGAATCTCTCTTCTGCAGTTATTTTAGTTCCTGCAGGGAATTTTACAGCTTTACCATCAATAGTCACCTTACCAGCTTTTACTTCCCATCCAACCAAAGGTAGTTTAAATCCATCAGAAGCATCGTTTATTTCTTCAATTACCTCATCATCAAAATTAATCAATTTAGTATCATCTGCTGCAAATTTACCTCTCAACCCCTTTACTGCTACTGTTTGTCTTGTTTGTGGTAAATCATTGAACATTTTCATAAATCGTTCATCACCTAAAGTACTATCTGCGGTATTTATGTAATTTAAACCAAACACTTTTGCGCTTGGAAGTTTTTTTTCTTCATTTAGTTTTTGGTCACCAGTTTCACTACTCAATAAATAAGTTGGTAATTCGGTATATCCCGTACAATTTACATTTATTGTCCATTTATCACCATCTAATGAAACACCACCACCAGTTGTAAATCCTAAATAGTTATCATATTCACCAACAGTATTTTGCCTAACAACATCTCTATTTGATGCATTTTGATATTTAGATATCTCCGATGCTTTTAGTGGAGTTAATCCACTTACACCAGATGAAGTATTCCAACCCCATTCTAAAAATATACTCATACCAGGTTCTAAAAAATATCTGGTTAATGTTTCCATTTGTTCTTTGGTAAAACAGGTTATAGAAAAATTTGCTTTTCTACTTAAATTACCAGCACCCTCATCTACTTCTAATGAAGTTACAATTGGTGAAGGTCTATATCCCTGCCCAACAGATGGATTTACATCAGCTCCTTCCCAAGTTGTACCAATTCTACCTGCTTGTGTAGATGAACCATATGTTCTACCCGCTGCTCTAAATAAATTATTATTTGGGTTTGAATCTAAAACCAATCCTGCACCACCACCAGAAACTAATCTTACAAATGGATTAAGTTTAGATATTAATTGTGGATTTCCTACTCTTTTCTTTAAAGTACTCTTAACAAAATCCTGAATATTTGTAAAATTCGGAAATGAAGCCATATAACTTATTGTTTAAATTGATTGTTTATCTCTATAAAGTTTTGTGGGATTCTTAAAATTGTTCCATCTTTTAAACCAAATGGTGCATTGTGTATATTATTAGCAGATGCTATAATCCACCAAAGGGATGCATCTCCATAATATTGATAAGCAAGTGTATCTAATCTATCACCAGTTTCAGATGCTACATATATATCATTATCCTTCAATGGAATTTCAGGATAAATTTTAGAACGATATACTGTTCTTCCATCATCTAACTTTTTGGTTTTATTATTTTGATATCTACTTGCCATAATTTATTAAGTTGTTGGGTCAAATGTATAAAGTTTTCTATTACCATCTTCAGTACCAGTTTCTTTTCTATTTTCAACAAATTTAAGAGTAATGGCAACATCAACTATTGTTGGTAATCTATAACCCTTCATATCTATTTCAGTACTAGATGGGTTTTGAGCTATACCATTTGGTGGTCCATATAAAGCATTTGTTGTAGTAGTAACAACATTGTTTAAATGGGATTGTTCTTTATCAGCTACTTGCCAAGGTGTATTATCATCAATAGTATATGAAAGAGATTCTATAAATGATGCCTTTTTATTATACATATCACCCAATGTAAACATTATAAGCGGTGATTTTATCGCTGAGTTACCATAATAATCAGCTGGATATGTTAATCCAGATAAGAAGTTAAGTTTTTCCCAAGCTTTTTTATGTTCTAATACATTTAAAGAATATACTTTAAAGTTAAAACTAACACTTCTTTCAATACCATCATATGTATAAAAATTAAATGGATTTCCAATAAACTTTTGTCCACTCCAAGAAGGAGAAAAGGTTTCACTTAGTCCACTAATCGTTGCTCTAAAATTTGCTGAACGTAATGCTCCACTAACTGTACCTAATGAGGTAAATTTAAGGGTTACGAAATCTAACTTATCTAACTCCTCATCATCTTCACCATTATATACACCACTAGCATTTACACTATCACCAATAGTGTACATACCTCTTTTTGTTTCTAAGAAGTTTTCCTTAGATACACTTTTATAGTTTTCATTTTTTGTTATATTAGAAAATTTAGATGCTCTTTCTGGTTCTTCAGTAAATTTAATAGTTGGTACATTTTCAACAACTTGTTTAGTCGATAAATCGTTTACATCATCACCCTCTTTAATAATCGTTTTACTATATCGGTTACCCTTTTTATCCTCCGTTAATCGTTGTGCTCCGGTAGTTGGTTCTAACGAACCATAGTTAAATCCATACTTACCCCAATTTTCTAAACTTTTATCAGTATATAAAGTTGGGAATTCGTTAGATGGAGTTGGTGTAATTCCAGTTGGTATCCTACCTGTTGCTAATCCCAATGAAGTACCACCCCTACTACCAAATATTTTTTTACCTAACTCTTGCTTACCTGCTTTAATTGCACCACCCACTAAATTTCTACCAATAGCATCGGGTGTACCTCCACCAGCATTTTCACCAATAAATCCTAAAAGTTTTCCTGCAGCTGTTCCTTCAGCTGATTTTAAAACCTTTTGTAATTGACTCATTCTTTTTTGAGTTTCACCAAGTTTTTCAGCTTCTAATCCACTTACCACAAATGTTGGAATTGCTTTGGTTGGTAATCCTAATGCACTTTTTACACTTGATGCCGCACTTCCTATCTTAGCCATCAATCCACTAGCACCAGTTACTTCACCAGATGTTTCTGCTTTCATTTTGGATATAGAATCGGTTGTTCTTAATGTGATTCTTGGTGTATCTGAACCATATATCATAGGAATAGAACCGAATCTAATAACTCTTAAACCAGTGAGTTCTTCCTCAACCAAAGATTCATCAGTTCTTACACCTAAAACTTTTCTAGCACCTCTAGCCAACAACATACCAGTTATATTCACCAATGGATTTGATGAGGATATTCTTATATCCTTACTATTTCTAATAGCATAAGCTTCTTCAGCGGTTTTTCCACCTTGAGATGGTAATTGTTTACTTTTAAATAATTCTTCTAATGTTGGCATAATCTATTATGTTGCGTATGAATTACTTCCTACTCTACTTACTACTCTTGAAACTCCAGCAGTTACTCTCTGTCCATCTAAATAAACTGCCACTTTACCATTATTTAAATCTTCTCTTAATCCTCTAATTTCATTTATTAAATCAGAATCAGAACCACCACCTTCTTCACCACCACCTAATAGTGAATTTAATCCTTGAGATACTGCTCCAACAGCTGATAGCATCATCAATCCAGGTCCTGCAACTACTCCAGCTACACCTAATGCTATTAACGAAGCTGATAACCCCAGTAGTGAAATTGATAATAATGCAATGCTGTCGGTTAATCCTACCATTGCATCAAGAACCGTAGATACAGACATTAATTGTGGCATTAAAGTTCCGATACCACTAGCCATCATTGCAAATCCAGTTCCTATCGCTTGAAGTGCATGTCCTAATACCAATACTGATGCCGCTATTACTAACATTGCTGCTGCTCCAGCTAAAATTGCTACTGCACCAACTCCACTCATCATAATAGCACCTAATAATGATACAGCTCCAACTAAGGCTAACATTGATACTACCGCCATTCCAACGGCTTCCCAACTAACCTTCATAAATTCTTGTACTGCTTTTCCAAATACGAATACGGCACCAGCTACAATTACCATTGCTGCAGCACCTTTAAGAACTGCATTCATATTGATTTTGGACATACCTTCCATAATTCCACCACCAGGTCCTCCTTTCGGAGCCTTTATAGATTTACCAGATTTACTACCTATACTTTCAGTAACAGAAGGTTTACCACCACCTCCACCAAATAAGTTACCTATTTTTGATGCGGCTGCTTTGGCAATATTTTTAACAAACTCACCGGATTTTTTAGCAATACCACCCATATCGATACCCAATGATTTAAATCCAGTTCCTATTTGGCCCGTCATAGTAATCATACCACCTAAACCTTTTAGACCTGTACCTAAATATTTGTTTAACCCAGCGTTTATAGCTTCACCTGCAGCTGAGAATTTGGATTGCATTACACCACCTAAAGTGTTTGCTTTTTCTTGATTTGATGCCATCTTTTGAAGTTCACCAACCGATACACCTAATAAATCAGCAGTAGCTTTCTTTTGGAAGTAATCCATTTTATTGAATTCTTCAATACCACCTAACGCATTTAGTGTTTCATTAGTTGCTCCTTCAATATCACCTTGCATAGCTAATTGTCTAGCTTTATCCAAATTGATATTTTTTCCTAACATTGCACCTAATTCTAATTCCTTAGTGATTGAAGATTCAAAATCTAATAAACCTTCTGCAATACCACTAAGTGTACTCATATTAGTACCTAACTTAGATGCGAATCCAGCTGCTCTTAAAATATTTTCTCCACCATCTTTACCAAATAATGCAAACTCTTCGGTTGATGCTGCTAAATCAGCCATAAGTGCTGATGGAACTATTCCATTTTGTTTTGCAAATTGCTGAGTAGTTTTAACCATATCAGCAGCAATATCAGTTGAACCACCAGCCATTCTTGCAAATGAACCAGTTAATGCAACCGCTTCGGTATTTGAAATACCCATATTTGTTGCCATCAATCCAATATTGGCTTGAGTTTTAAAGGTTGCAGCTTCAGTACCACCAAACTCACTAGCCAATGCTTTTACAGTCCCAGCAGTATCTTCAAATACAAATCCTAAAACACCAGCAGATGCGGTTGTTCCGTTTAATATATCAAATCCGTTTCCTAACTCCTTATTTACATCTGCGAATTTATCTGCTAAAACACCAGCACCAACAACCAAACCACCAACTAAAGCTTGTGGTCTACTAAGGAATGTTCTTAGAGTTGCTCCAATTGATGCTATTTTAGTTTGAATGGTATCATATGTAGCTGCTTGGTCTTCTAAAATTTTTCTTTCTTCATCAGTTAAGTTAGCTAAACTATCGGCTATTTGATTTTGTTTTTGTAGATTAGTAACTAAACCTTTACTTCGGTTATCCAAAGAGCCCATTAGCTTATCTCTCTCATTCATCAAGTCAATTCTAGCAAACTCATCATCAGGACTAATCTGAGCAATGCTACGATTGATATCCATTATCTTTAAGGCAACTTGTTGATTTTTTTTCTGCCCTTTATATGCTATCTGCGCCCCTTCTTTCTGAACAGAAGTTAAATCAGAGTACATAGATGACATTGATTTTATAGAGGATTCTTCAGCTACAAATAAATCAAGATTCTCTTTATTTAACTGTTTAACTTCTTTTGCAGTTTTTACTATTGCTTTTTTGTATCTTTCTAATTGTTTTGTTTGTTTTTCGGTCAAGGCACTACCAAGAGCATCAAGTTGGTTTATTTCACCCTTGAGTCTTTTAATCTCTTTTAGTAAGTCTGCTTTACTTTGTGCCACCTAATCTCCTTATTTAGAATATTTTGCTATAATAGCATCCAATTCGTCTCTTTCCTTTTTAATCTTATCCAATTTATCGAGAACAGGTTTTGGTATTCCTCTCTTCTTTGCCCTTTGTATAAATCTATCCTGAGTACCTTTTTGCATATCACTCAAGAAACGATTAATAAATCCAGCAATTGAAGCTTCGCTTATTTGTTTTTTATTTTTCATAATGAATGTCCATATTTATACAACTATAAATATTGGATAAAAAAAAAGTAAGGATTATTTCCTAACCCTTACTTTTGATTTACGTTCCATTTTTTTATATTCTTCGGATTCTTTCTTTTTTAACTCTGCTAATTTATTGAAATAGAATTTTCGCCATTGAATTGGCATGAAGTAAACATCTCTCCAAGTAAATCCGTTACCAAAGTTAACCAACTCCCAAATTTGGTTATGAAGTTGGATACTATAATCATTCGGAAGGGTAAAAAAACGATACCCCAAACGGGATATCGAGCGCCTCCTCTTCACCCGTCAACTCTGATACAAAGTTAAATTTTAAATCCATATCTGGACTGATTTCTCTTACAAATTTTCTGAATGCTTTTGTGTCTAATGCTAAGAATGCGTTTTGAACCCACTTAGTAATATAACCTCTATCTTGATTTCCATCTACTGATTGAATCATATATTTCAAACGAGTAGTTACATCAAATGAAGTATCACCTTTACCTTTATATAATCTAGCTAATGCTTGATTTTCTTTTGTAATTTCAAGTTCATCACCATGTGTTAGAAGTTTAAATTCCAACTCTGCCCCACTTTTTGGTAATTTAAATTTATAAAGATTTTCACCATTTAAGATTTCTTCGTTAAAATCTTTGGTTTTTACTTTAGATAAATCAATAGTTACATTTTGTGGTTCTAATGTAGATGGGTCAGTTACTTCTACATCATAGTTAGGACCATAACCCATTACTCTTGTTGCTAAAAGAATAGCGTTTTTATCACCAATAAAGATATCATTGATATCTACATTTGGTTCTACAACAACTGATTCAAATAGTTTATCTAATACTACACCTTTCTTAATTAAGGATTGTGATGCAAGAATATCTTCTTCTCTTGCTGTCATATACTTAATTTCAATGTTTCCTTTTCTTAATGGATGTCCTTCTGGATAAACTAACCCTTTTGATGGCAAATCTACCACCTCAGTTGGGAATTCGAATTTATTTTCGCTCATAATTAACCTTTATTTGTTTGTATATATAAGTATATCAAAATAAAAAAGTTGTAAAACGAAAAAAGGTTCTCACTAAGAGAACCTTCTTCAATTTATAGATAGTAGTGGATAATATCTTAAAATTCTAATATTGCGTAATCATAAGAAAGCGTTAATTCAATATCGGCAGGGTCATTAGATGCGAAATCTAAATCATTGAAATTAGCTGCTTGAATGAATGCACCTTTTAGTTTCCATTGTTCAATTTTATCACCAACAGGTCCTAACATATAGAAATCGATATCTTTTTTGTAGAAATCTGCGTATCCTTTTCTACCAGTTAAAGATTCATATCCTAATCTCACCCATTCCATCACTTGTTGTGCTCCACTTGGAACGATTGGGTCATATAATGTGATTGTGATATCTTGCCACTCACCCTTACCTTGTAATTTTCTATAAGTGTTAATGTGGTCTAACTTCACAGTTTCGAAATTGATAGATGGTCTCGCTGCTGTTTTAATTAAGTATGATTGAATACCATCAATCTCCATAATATAGCGATTCTTCATCTTCGGTTCGAAGTTGGTGAAGAACATTTCGTTAAATTCTAATACTTCTGCCATTTTTTTATTTCCCTTTTATACTAATAAATATTAGTTATTCATTTTTTTGTTTTATGCTGAGAACGATGCTCCCGTTGGTAAGATGTTGAAATCAATTACAATGAATTCAGCGGTCTTAGCAGGTTGTAGGAAAATCTGTCCAGCTAAAATGTTTCTATCAACCACATCAGGTGTGTTGTTAGTCTCATCCATAACTACTTTAAATGCGTACAACCCTTGTCTTTGTTGAATACCTTCTAAGTAAGGTTGTACTGTGTTGATAAATCTACCTCTAGTCGATGCCGTATTTTGTTCGAATACTAAGAATCGAGATGTAGATGCCACAAATTTCTTAACATTGATTAATAATCTTCTAACATTGATTCTATCCAATGCCGATGCTCTATCTTGCAATGTTTTCTGTCCGAATGCCACAATACCTTGTCCAGGGAATGAAGCGATTGGGTTTACTTTGTTTTCATATAGAGTATCTCTTTCAGAATGTGTTAATCTATTCAATACCGATGCTGCTCCTACGATACCTCCTCTATTTAAACCAGCAGGTGCGAACCATTCAGCTGCAATAGCGTCATTAGCTGCATATACAGCAGGTAATAGTACTGAAGGTGGTACACTTACTAATTTGTTAGTATTTGAATCTACTGTCTTAACCCAAGGATAGTAAGTTCCAACATAGTTAGAATCTACAGCGTTAGCTTGTGTTGTTACATCTGAGATAGTTGAACTAGCATCAGCAAAATCTGCGATGTAAAATGCATCTTGTCTAGCTTCAACAATATCAATTGCTTTACTAACAACTCCAGGGTGTAATGTTCTTACAACACCAGGCGTTACTAACATATTGATATCCCATTCATCAGCGTTTGAAATTGCGTTCAAACCTTTTGAGTATGATAAATAACCACCAGCCGAAGTTGATGATAAATCAAGTCCTTGCGAATTTCCAGCACTCATATCAGAACCTAATTTGATATCAGTTGCAGGAGATTGTCCATCAAATCCACCTTGGAATGCTACTGAGAATTGTCTTTTCACCATATCAGATGAATCAGAACCACTCATTACATAAGAAAGTTGAGAATCAAATCCAAAGTCAACGTTTGAACCAACTCCTACACTTTCAGGTAGAGGTTTGATATAATTGTTGTTGTCATATTTTATACCAGTTGTTTCGAAATCAAAACCAGCGTAGTATGTTGGGTTACCAGCAGTATTCACTACTGAACCAGTTTGATAAACAACAGCAGGTACGATAGTTTCAGTATCTGCTAATATTGGATTAGAGTATGCTCCATGTCCGAATGGTGCAGCAGATACAGGATAAGAACCTTGTGCTGCTACTTGTACTCTAATATATTTTGAATTATTTACCCAATCACCCCACTCAGTAATCTTACCATTTGAATCAATAGTTAAATATCTATCACCAATTCTTCTAGCGATAAAGTTTGGTGATGCTGGGTCTAAGTTTACATTACTAAATGTTTCTAATACAACAGGTCTTTTATCCGTATCAGAGAATGAACGAATTGTTACTGTAAATACTGAATAATCAGTTCCTCCATCTTCACCGGCAGCTTTCACATTGGAGATTGAAATTTTAAATCTGGAGTTTTCGTTTGTACCATATCCTAATGTATGGAATTTAAATAAATCACTTCTTACACCTGAAATTAATTGTGATTTAACAAATGGTGTAGATGCCCAACTTGCTTCATATGTAAAGTTTTGAGTTGGTAATACTTCAGCTACAACAGCTTCTCCATTTGCAACTTCTAAATTGATATCATCTACTGCATCTTTAAAGTAAGTGTAAACATATGCATCCTTCGAACCTAATGGGTCTGAACCAAATACATCAGTTACATCATTACCAGCTGATGATAATAGTGAAGAAGATACTTCACCAATACCACTACCACTTACTACAAATGAACCAGATGTAGTTAATGATGGGGATACAGTAAAAGGACCAAATCCTACTTCATCATCACCATTTACACTACTATGTAATGTTGAGATAAGTTTTTTACTTCCATCCGAACCACTAGCAATCAAACCAATAGGTGTAGCTTGAGTATAACCAGCATCAGCGCCAGTTTTACCTAAAACTCTTACGATTGTTGCTGTTCCAGCTTCTCTAAGATAGTTTTGTACTGCGTACTCCGTATAATAAGTTCCATCAGGTGTTCCGAACTTATCTTCAAATTCTGATTGTGTTCTTACAATCGTAGGAACGAATGCTGGTCCTTGTTTGAAAGGTCCTACAAATGCTGCTCCTATTTCTCCTACCCCTTGAGCTAAAAAAGAGAGGTCATTTTCTCTCGTAAATACTCCGGGTGATACTATTCTTTCTGCCATAATTTTATTTCTCCAATAAGTTTATTTTGATAAATAAATCAAATACACATATAAATATAACGAAAATCTTCAAAAGATAAATTTCAATTTTTTTAAATTTAAATTGTACAAAGTGAAGGTGATGTGTACCAGCTATTCCCCGTCCAATATCTAACAGTAAATCCTTCACCATAAGGTTGGTCCGAATACCAACCAGGTACAGCGAAAACATTAAAATTTGTTCCTCTGTAAACAGATACAGTCCACCAATTCCTATCAGGGTCCTCCCAAAATATTCTTGCTTGGTCATTCCCAGCACAAGATTCGAGTGGACCAGCTTGACCACTACTTCCCCTATTTGAATATCCAGCCATCAATTCGCCGTATCTTCCAGGTCCAACAGGCCCACCACCAGCATCATGGTCATATCCATACCATTCACTAAATGCAGCTGGATTTGCAGATAATGGTCTTGCACGAGAATTTGTATTAATAGTACCATATCCACCATTCTCAGCAGTATCAATTGAAAATGCACCTGAACTAATAGTTCTATTTAGTTCGGTTATAAGTGCAGATGCCGCTATTTGGCCTGATGATGGTATTGCCATAATACAATCAATTATTGGTTATGCATCTACAACTACATCACCAAAAATAGATTTTAGTTCTACTTTTAGTAATGGATATGCAAAATCATAAATAGATGAACCAGTTATTGCATTGGTTGAAATCACATTTGCAGTATAATCTTCACTACCACTAACATTTACAGTATCATAAGTCCAAGATGATTGGGTAATCATACTTTCAGGATCTTCTGGGTCTGGAACGATTGATTCAACCGATTCAGATACAGTTTCTACTCGTAAATATTCTCTAGTTCTTACTTGTGATTCAGTTAGGTGAAATACATATTCTTCTTTAACTTCATAACTTTTTGCTTCCCACTCTTCTACTAACATAGCAGGTGAATGTTCATCAAATAAATCTTGAGATGCACTTGCAGCAGCCCCCTGATTTAAGTATAAAGTTGGGTTAACTCTAAGAAATCCATTTGATTTTCTAAATTCAAAAGATTCGATTCTTACATATCCCTCAGAAGTAATACCTCTACTTGTACCGATTTGTTTTTGTATTTCTAAAGCCATTTTATTTTTTTATCTTTATGTTTATAAATATAACTATATTAGTAAAAAGATTAATTTTTATTAATTAACTGATTTACCAATTCTTTTAATTCGTTTATTTCTTTTTGTTGATTTTCAATTACACTTTCCAATTCTTTTACTTTAGAATTGTTCCAAGTTACAATCTTATTCTGGTCTTTTATACCTTCAATCACCAATGGAACTAATCTATCGTACTTAATTGTTAAGTAATCTTCACCTGATTTAGAGTATAGGTTTCCATTTTCATCATAATCAGAATCAAATGGTGCTAAGTGAACTACTTCGGGTACAACATCTCTAACCTGTTGTGCCGATAAACCTACTTGTAATCCTTCTTCGGTAAATCCAACTTTTTTTGCTAACTCATTAGTTTCATAGTAGAAACCATCTAATGAAAGGATTTTAGAAAGTGCGTTTCCGATTTTACCTTTCTTATCTTTTAATCTTTCATCTGAGTAGTATGCGATAATATCTTGTGTACATCTAAATACTCGAGTAGCGTAGATTTGTGAGTTGTTTACTTCAAATCTTTCTGAACCACCAGTTACAACTCTGAATTGGTCTGATGCGTGGAATTGAATATAAGTGTTAGTATCACCTCTATGTCTTAACCAAGAAGCCATCTCCAATGTATTGAACCTAGAAGTAGATGCTGGGTCTGCGTAGTATGATGTTGAGTTACTATCATAATAAATCGAACCATATACTCTATTATAGAAGTATGCAATTGCGTTGCCATTTTCTCTACCAATATATGCTACATTCTGAGAATTACCAGAACCATTATCATGTATTCTTAGATAAGAGTTAGTATTATTATTGTTACTATCTAATCTAATATTAACATCATTATATGAGTTAATAGACATGTTATCGGAGAATCCACCGGTATTAGAAGTAGATGCGATACCATGATTAGAATATGAATTGTAATTCGCATTCCAGTCAAAGGACATGTATGCTATTCTATGTAAAGATGATGAATATGTACCATACCCCTGTGCATATCCCCTACTACTACTTGAACCAAAGTATGATGTATTGGTAACTGTTGCGTTAAATCTAGAAGTAGAGTTAAAGTTACCATAGTATCCAGTATCGTGGTCATAGTAGATTCCCGCTCTTACTTGGTCTCTTACATAGATACCATAAGATTGAGTACTCATTTGGTCTGTACCATTGTGGTATAATGATAACGAACCATTTCTCCGAGCATACAACATCCACTCATTATCAATATCATTGTAGATACCACATTGGTTGTTATCTGCTGACATGAACACATATCTAGCATTGATTGAGTATCCTTCCCAACCACCTTTACCACTACCATGTGTTTGAACAGTACCATAGTTACCATCTACACCACCTTGACCAGCTCTGAATGTTACTTCGTTGTTATCTCTTAATTCTACATAAGAATCCCGTGCTACTCTTACTGCCCATTGTCCATCAGAATCTAAAATACCAATATTATTAGAATCATCTGCGTAGAAATATCCTCTAATGGTACTTTGGAAACCATCTCTAATTCTAATACCATGCGGGTTACCACTTCTTGCGATTGTCCAATATTCTCCAGATGAATAGAAGTGATTTCCAGAACTTTGGTTATATAAACCTTCGTTTTGGTTGTAGTTTCTGAACCAATCATCAGCGTAGAAGTTCCACGCTCTTGCAACGTTCATACGAGATGTACTATCACCATTCCAATAGTAAGATGTATTGTTTCTATCGTAGATGATATTTGGTCTAATATCGTTGAAGTAGGATACATTATCAAAATGACCATAATAAGAAGTGTTATTCCTATCATAGTAGATGTTTGCCCTCATATCGTTGAAGTACGATGTAGAAGCAGGGTCTGCGTAATATCCTGTATTGTTTTGGTCATAGTAACGAGGAGAGTAAGTTACATCATAGTTGTACATCCAACCATCTACTCTCAAGTTCAAGTTACCACTATCCGAACTCATTCTGAATTCATCAGTACCAGTTCCGATAAAGTCAATACCAGTTCTACTATCCCAATGTGTATTAGTTCTGAATCTTACAGTACCACCACCATATGCAGGCATTACAATAGAAGATGCATTATTGAACCACAACCCACTTCCATTATTTACTCTGTTACCAGAAAGTTGTTCGATATTTGGTTCGTTACCATTGATTTCATATACACCAGGTCCCCACCATTTTAATTGTGAGTTAGCATCGGTTGAGTAGTATAAGTAAGTTCTATGAGTTTGGTTTCTCGTACCAGTGTATCTCATTTTGTAATCAGTAGATGTTGCTATCTTCTGACCTGTATCTAATCTCCAAACACCACCCAAACCACTATTTGAAGTTCGAGGGTGATTGTTTGCGTAAACAAATCCAATTGCCAAACACCAAACTCCTTGTGGGAGTGAACCGATACCAAATGCGTGGAAGTATGGGTTACCATTTGCCGAACCACTCATATTAAGTGTTTCACCACCACTACAACCAAAGTAGTAAGTACCTGAAGTTTGTGAAGATTCTCTCTTCACATATGTTACCCACATATATGATTTGTTACCATCTAAGTTTGATACAGTTTTGTTCCAACCACCATCAGAGTTAGAACCAGCATCATTACCTAATGCTCTCCAAACAATAGCTGGTCTACCCCAAGGGTCATAATCTTGTATGATTGAGTTTTCATATGATGCTCCATTGTTTGAGAATGTTCCACCCAATGCAGCTGCACCATTACCAGTTCCACTTACTACCCAATCTTCAGCGGTTGCTAAGTTAGTAAATGTACCAACGTGGTGGTTACGAGAGTTAATTGCTTTCTGTCCACCTACTCTTAGGTTGTAAGTAACTTCAACATCTTGAGAACTTCTACCAACTGAGAATAACATTGTTGATAAATCTTCATTGTTGTACATTCTGATACCACCATAACCAGGTTGTGCACCCATACGGATACCAGTATGCCATCTTAAATCTAATTTAGAGTAATTACCACCATAGTTTTCTCTATTTGTACCAATGTAGTAGTTACCATCTGCATCAGAGTTACCACCACCAAAATGTAATCTCGTAGATGATACTGAGTTATATGCGTTGTAATCAAATCTACCACCAATAACAACTCTATTGATAAATTCAGCTGCGTACATACGAGAAGTAGAACCACCATGCCAATAATATCCAGTACTTCCTCTATCATAAAGAATGTTTACTCTAACATCGTTCATATACGATGTAGAAGCAAAATCACCATAATAAGAACCATTGTTTCTATCATAGAATCTATCAGCGTAGTGATATCCAACAGTCTCTCCACCATTTGACCGAGTCTTTATCTTCTCAGAACCATCATAGTACATTGATGTTTGTACATTGGTTGTTCTAACTGCCCATTGTCCATCTCTATTTAATAGACCGAAGTTAGCACCAGCCCCATCTGAATAAACATATCCAGCTCTTGTACCACCACCAGTATAGAATTTGATACCACCAGTATTTGCATCACCAAACTTATAGTTTAGGTAAGAATCATTACCTTCATCATAAAATCTAACATTTGCGTTAAAGTGTAATTGGTTTACATAGTTGATATCATAGTTGTTCATATGGAAATGACGATACCAATAAACATATCCATTGTTATTGGTAATGTATCTCATCATTAAGGTATCTGAGTTTGCATTTCTCATATACCAAGAGAAAGTGTATCCACTATCCCAATACCAATGTGCACCATATGAAATAGCATGATAACCACCCTCACCAAAGTATAAGTGAGAATCACCACTATCAGTAGCACCCACATATAACATATCGTTGATGTGAGTTCTATCATCGTTACCATTACCTATTCGGTTTCGGTTACCATTTACATATAAGTTGTTTTGTACAGTAGTTGTACCATTATTTACTTCAAATCTTTCACCACCACCAGTTACAACTCTCCATTGGTCTGCTGCGTGGAATTGGATATAAGTGTTAGTATCTCCATCGTGGTAAATCCGGTCATTTAAGAAGATATCTTCTACATCGTAGATTCTACCATTATCCATATATAAATCAGTACGGATAATAACCGAACCATTTACATCTAATCGTTGTGAAGCAGTTGTGTGTCCAATACCCACATTACCACCACTTGCACCATTGATGTAGGTGTTTTGACCTGAACTATATTGTAGTTGTAATGGCCTTGCTGGCGAATAAACTTGGTCGTAGTTAATCCTTAAACCATTTGTAATACCAGAAGTATTAAACTCAACCCAATCTAATCGAGATGAAGAACCTTGGAATCTAAGGATATCTGCCGGTCCATCATATTCAATTTTAGGTCCACCATATCCATATTGATGGAATTGAATTTGGGGTTTACGAGAGTTTGTACCTGTATTACCACTTTGAATCTGAATTGCAGTTGATGCTACAATGGATGGTTTATGAAATTGTCCACTATCACCAACCCAGTTAGCAGTACCATCATTGTAGTAAGATGAGTAATCGTTAGCGTAGTAATCATATTCATCAGTATATCCACCTTTTGCAAATATCTGTCCATCAACTGCTAATAGTGAAGCCGCCCGAGCATTACCACTATGCCATTTACCTAATCTCCAACCACTATTTTCATCGTTATTGTTTGATACCGCAAATGTAATACCTCTATCGTAACTAGCATCAGAATACATAGTTGTAATAAGTAAATCATGTGCTCTAGAGGCATCTGCTGCTAAACCTGATGCTTGTGATTTTGTATTTGCTGTACCAGTAAACCAAGTACCATTACCAGCACCAATCCAGAACATTTGATGTCCTTGAAAGTGTAAGTTTGTTTGTGCATTCTGTCCAACTGAATCCCAACTTGATGAAGTACCTAAAATGTGATATTTTCCATCGAAATCTAAAGTACCACTACCATATGCATTTCCACTAATAGTAACACCATCACTTCTAGTTTCAAATTTCATTGAACCATTATGGTATAACTCAACTTCAGCGTTTCTTCTGAAGATTGCCATCCACTCATTATCTACATCATTGTAGATACCAGCAGTACTACTATGGTCAGACATGAATACATATCTACCATTAATTGAGTATCCACCCCAACCACTTCTAGTTGTTCTAGTTTCAACTGTACCATAGTTACCACTTACAGTATCTCTACCAATTCTAAATTCTTCAGTTGTACCATCGGTATAGAACTGAGTACCATAATCATTTTGGTGTCTGATTGCCCAACTTCCACCAGTATCTAAAATACCAATTTGATTAGAACTATTTGCGTAGAAAGAACCTCTTTCGGTACTTCCATTAGTTTTCATTCTAATTCTTATAGAAGATGCTGAATCTCTAGCAGTCCAAGATGCATCTGCATCTGAAACCCAATGTGCTCCAGTTGCTTGGTTATATAAACCTTCACCACTTTGGTTGTTTCTAAACCAACCATTGTTATAAATTTCGTTAAATGTTACACTATCCGTTGTACGAACATATTGGTTCATATTTGCAGCGTATGGATAGTTTGTAGAATCTAAGATTCTTCTCCAACCAGAATAGTTATCGTTATTCCATTGAGTTTTGTATGCTAAATCACCAGTATGTGCTGCGTATAATTGGAATGAATGGTTTGCACCTCTATAACTTATAACACCACCATATGTGTAAACTCCAGTTGGGTGATTTGAGAATCCAGAAGCCAAATTATTGACCTGAATATAGTTCATTTCACCAGCGGAATTTGTCCAATCTTGGAAGTTACCACCACTTACCGAACCACCATATGTGAATATATTGTATGCCCCTACTGAAGTACTTTGTCTATAAAAGTTAGTAGCGTATAAATCTCCAACATTTTGATTTACACCATAAATCGGAGATACTCTCATTGTTACCGTTACCTTCTTAGAAGAAGATGGTTCGGTTGAGTTTGTTATAGATGTTACTCTATTTCTATCATCACCACCAGCATCTCTTACATGAACTGCGAATGAATTCCAATAAGATACTCTTGGCCACCAGAATGCAAGTGTTCCACCATTATCAAACACTTTCATTGTAGTAAATCCAGATTTACCTAAATGTAAACCTGAATGATTAATGATAGTATTGTTGTATAGGTAACCTTGTACTATAAAATCAAATGGTGAATCAGAAGAATAACTTTTACCAGTTGCTTCTAATACAAACGATGCCCCATTTTGAGTATTTGAAGTAATATCAGTTTGTACTAATGTTCCAGATGTAAAATCAGAACCTGAATGTTTTCTTGTAGTAACATAGTTTCCATTCAATAAAAGATTATTACCAGCGATAGTTACAGCACTGTTATTAACTTCTAATCTTTCTGTACCACCAGTTACAACTCTCCATTGGTCTGCTGCGTGGAATTGAATATAAGTATTTGAATCTCCTTCATGAATGATTTGGTCTACACCAACTATATCATTATTGTTCATATCAAGGGTTCCACCTGATATACTAAATCCATTACTTACATAACTTCTTTCCCAAGATGAAATTAATGCTCTTACTGTACCATCATTTCTTCTCAATCTCATATCAGGGTAACCATTACTACCTACCCAGAATCCAGATGAGTTGTCATTACCAACACCTTGTGTTACAAATATAAATGACCATGTACTATTTCTTACTTCTCTAAGAGAAATAGCGTTATCATTTATATTATTTAAATCCATATCAATAGCATGGCTATTGATTACTAAATTAGTAGCTAATGTGGTGTTACTATTGTTTACTTCTAATCGTTCACCACCACCAGTTACAACTCTCCATTGGTCTCCAGAGTGGAATTGCATGTAAGTGTTCGTATCACCTTGGCTGTAAATAGCGTTATCTAAGTAAATGTTTTCAACAGTATTTAAATTACCATTTCCTAAGTTTAATCCAGCAAATGTTGGTGAATCGGTTGTACGAACATCTTGATTCATTCTAAACGCATATGGAATATTTCCATCGTGTCCGATTGTTCTCCAAGTTTGATATGCCCCAGCTTGCAATCTTCTAAATCTGAAATCATCTGAGAAGAAACTAATTGCTAATGTTGCACTATAATAAGTTGATGCGTTACCATGTCCTAATCTCATCCCATACCACCAATTGGTATCAGGATTA